AGAGAATACTCTTCTAACGATAGGGAAAACAACCGTCTCAAATGAACCTGTGTCAGATGTAGATGATGCTTCGTTGATTAGGTAAGAAGCTTGGTTTTCGTAAAGTTGAGCCACGTTTTCTCTCATGTGACCTTTCAAACCTTCCAAGAAACCTAACTTATCCCATTTGTTGATTGTGTCTTCTTTGATAACTTTCAAGTGCTTAAGACCGATGTTACCTACAAGACCTGATTCTAATAATGCTCCCATTTTAGTTTTTATTTAGTTTTGTTTTAGTTTATTTTTATTTTTGTAATTTACTCATTAAATCTTTCATTCTTAAGAACTGTGGATTTTCATAAGTTTTTGACTCAATAAGGTTTGTAGAAGCTCCTCTTGATGGAGTTTTAGCAACTTTAGCCTCAACAGATTCGGAAATTGTTGATGTTTCTTTGCTTTCATATTCTTCTTTCAAAGTCTTATATAGAGTCTTTGATTCTTTTAAAGTTTCGACAGTGTCGAATCTTCTCAAAATGTTGATTTTTTCTTGTTTCGTTGTCGTGTGCTCAGTGAACAATCTTGTTGCGTAAGCTAAGTTTGAGTTGAATACAGCCACTTCATTTAATTTTTCTCTGAAAATATTTAATGCTTTTCTGTACTCTTCGTTTTTAGCTCTCAAAGATTCAACTTCCTTACTCAACTCACTTTCAGAAACTGTTTTAACCTTTTGTTTTGGTAAACCATGTCTCTTTGGGTCGTTCTTAGAACCATTACCCAATGTGCGAGCCGCTTCAGTTGTTTCACCTTCTTCTTCCGACATTTCGAATGACTTCTTTTTCAAGTTCATACCAACACCCTTAGGTTTGATAGTCATTGAACCTTCTTTCATTTCACCGTCTTCTGTTTCAGAAAGGTCAAATGATTTTTTACCAAGATTCATTCCCATACCTTTTGGTTTAATAGTCATTGACTCTTCAACCTCACCTTCGAATGCTTTTCTTTTTAAGTTCATACCTTTTTTTGTTGTGTAATCTTCATCACCTTTATGGGTTTTAGATTTATCACCCTTGTTCATTGCGTAGTCACCCTCAGTCATTTCCTCCTCATTCCAAGACTCCTGTACGTCATCGTACTCTTCATCAGAAGATTCATCTTCATAATCTTCCTCATCTTCGTCTTCTGAAATTTCGATTTCATAAACTACCTCATCATCTTCCATCTCATCAATTGTCATTTCTTCGTCCTCGCCTTCTGTGTGAATTTCATATTCAACATCAGAATTTGTATCCTTAAGATGAATTGAATCTTCATCTTTAGAAACAATAATTCCGTCTTCTTCGCCCATAGCTTTGAAAACTTTTAAGATTTCTTCATCAGACGCAGTTCTAAGGTCTAACGGTAATAGAACTTCTTCTTCGTCATCCACTTCCAACTCATCACCAGGTAGGTCCAAAGCCAATAAGTCTTCTTCTCCTCCCAATGTTTCGTCTTCGTCAGAAAATTCCTCTTCAGATTCATCATCTAAAGATTCTTCATCGCCCATTTCAAGTTCAGCTTGTTCTTCCATTTCTTTGCATTTTGAGTTACGGCTTCTTCCAAATTTTTCATTTGTAAAAGTGCCTCTTCAACTAAAGATTTTTTTTCGTTTTGCATTTTAGTTTTAAGCAAGAGTTTGTTTATTTTTTCTAAATAAATATCTCACTTTTAAAAAAAGTTTATTTTTTTACAAAAGGGCAAAAAAAAATCGGGTTTTCACCCGATTTAGTTTTAAATGTTTTTAATTAAAAATTATTCGTAAACTTCGTCAATTTTACTTTCACTTACTGAAGTAATTCTCCAATCATAAGTAAAACCTTCGAATTTTTTAGTAACCTTAGCTTCAACATCAGTGACACTAAAACCTTTAACTAACTTTTCTTCTCTAATTTTTTTTACTTTACCAGTATCAGAATCAATTAAATCGTACTGAACTTTAGCTACAAAATATTTTTCGTCCATAATTTTAAGTTTTTTTTAATAACCTAAATAATCGGAAAGTCTTCTCATTAAGTCAACAGACTTATCGGACTTAGTGATGTTTTCGGGTGATTTTTTTTCTTCTTCTAAGTTTTCTTCATATTTTGCTCTGTCATCTTTGTTCAAGAACAAATATGCACCAGGAGTTGATGGTGATGATACCAAGTCAAAACATATTAATTCAAAATCATCTTGTACTTCGTTTTGTTCACCTTTCTTGGCCAATGAGCCAATACCTCTTGATGAAACACCCATAGTAACGCCTTGCCTCATCAAATTAGCTGCCACGTCCCCTGGTGATGAAACAATACCTCTTTCATGAAATCCTGGTGTTGTTAATAATTTAATCTTACCCATTAGGACATTACCTTCCCACCACACATCTGTAATTAGGTGAGAAACTCTTTCCAAGTCAATCAAAGACGATTCAGGGTGATTTAATTCTGAAATAGACAATCCCTTACCAATCGCTTTTTTGTATTTTTCAACTTCTCTTTTTAGAATTCTTTCAGGGTATACTCTACCATTTCTATTTGGTACCCCATACTTTTGAAGTGTGGCATAAAACTCAAATGGTTTTGAATGCTCCAATTGACCATAAGATTCTCTTATAACTTCAGCATTTCTAAATTCACTTGGTGACACTAAACCTGCGTCCCATTCAACTAATATTCCTTTTCCCAAATCACTTGGACCTAATACTTTCATTGTATTTTTTTTTAATAAATACTATGGATTGTCAAATGTTCTTAGATTTTGATTTTGATAATTGAAAATATTCTGACCTAAGTAACTCATCTTGATAGACTGACTTAGCAATTTTTTTAATTCTTTCTTTTAAAATTTGTGATTTAAATTCTAAAGAATCTTTTAGAAATAATGTAATTTCTAAACTCATAAAACTTTTTTTGTTTAATTGAATCCCACTTGAACGAAGGTCTAAATCAACTATCGAGTTCTTTTCGAAGATGTCTTGGTCAATTACCTCCAATAAATTATGTTTAATTTGTCTATTCAAATTACCCGTAACTCTATCCCAATTTTCTACTTCTTTTTTTGGTTCTACCCAAGATTGTATGTTTATATATAATGATTTAAAATTTATTGAGTCTACTGTGCCATACACACATTTCGCATTATCAAATATTGATAATTTCGAAGTTTTTCCTTTTTTCATTTAGTTTCCATCTAAAAAAATTTATTGTTAAATGAATTATAAACAAAAAAAAATCATTTGTCAAAAACTTCACAGTTTCAATAATATTTATTAAAATAGTATTATGATAGTAATCGAAATTCAAAAAGGAGAAAGTATCGAAAAAGCATTGAAACGATACAAGTATAAAGTCATTAAGACTAAGCAGATTGATAAGTTACGTGAAAGACAAGAATTTGTCAAAAAGTCTGTGACAAAAAGAATGAAAAAACAAAAAGCCAAGTACAAACAATATCTCCAACATATGGAAACAAAATAAAAAAGTCCGACAAAGTCGGACTTTTTCTTTATAATCCTTGTTCTAATTGTTTGAGTTTATATAGTGAAATCAAATCTGAATCACTCTCTTTTATTCTTTGAATCGTATTGTTGATTTTATCTTTCAACTCAACGTCTTCTGACTCTTCAATTCTACCTTCTAATTTAGATATTACACTTTCTCTTAGTGATTTGATTTCTTCTGAAATTTGTTTTTTATTCAAGGACAACAAAGATTTTAATTCTTTTTTCTCGTCTTCAGAGATAGTAGAATACTCTTTATTGAACGTGTTAGTAACAATCTTCAACATAGACGAAAGTGGAATATTAACACTTTCTTGTACTTTTTCTTTTTTGGTTGTTGTCAACAAACTTTTGATTTGTTTTTTTGTCTCTAAGATTCTTTCAAGATTAGTAATTTTATTTTCATAAACTACAAAGTCTATATTAGAATATTCGTTATCAACATCCCCATCTAAATTTGTTTTTACCCACTTGTATAATTCATCAATTTTTTTCTGATTAGAGGAAATTAAATCTGACAATTTAACAAATGATTCATTTACATACTCATTTGCAATTTCTTTATTAATACCTTTTTGTGAAGACAAATCATTGTAAATAAAGTACATCTCAGAGATGGCTTTGTTGGACAAAATATTTTTTTTGAATTCTTTCATTACGGTTTTAAAGGTTTCCTTACCGTATGATTCAAAATGTCTTGACCCCTCAAAATATCATCTTCTATTAAAAGATTCATATCTCTATCTTTAACAGATTCAGGTGTTACCTCAGCTTCACCTCCACCAGGTGCTGGTGTTTCAGGTGTTTCAGGTATTTCAGGTGCTCCCGTTTCTAAGGATGCTGGTTCACCAAAACCACCTAAATCTCCAACTGCTGGTTCCGTAGTTTCACCTTCAGGTTGTTCGCCAGGTGCAGGTTGGGTTCCTTTATTACCGTATAACTTATCCAAATTATCAAAAATACCTGTTTTAGTAATAACCTGAGGAGTTTGTTCAAGTTCAGCAGCAACTGCTTTTTCAATTCTTTGTTGTTGAATATCCAATTTGATTTCTTCATCTGAAAAACCAAGAATGTGTTTTTTAGCCCATGATGATGAAACTGCTTGAATTCCATTACCTGGGTCACTAACAGCATCTTTGTATAGAAGAATCTTTTCTTTCCAAGTTTCAATCTTCAGAAGGTCTGCCTGTGAAGATGGGTTTGTAAGTCCTAATACAAAGTTGTTTAATTCATCTTCAAATCCAAGAATATAAAGGTGAATAATCGCAATTTTATTCAACTCTTGAATCATCGATTTTTGAATTCTGTTAATAGTTCTTGCGAAACGAATATCCTGTAATGATAAATTTTTACCATCACCCACAACTTCTTCAAACCCTAAAAAGGCTTTAGGTACTCTTAGAGCTGTTAATAGTTTCTTTTGGATATATTCAATATCAGCAATCTCAGAAAGATTCTGAGCACCGGGAAGAGTATCAATAGGATTAGGAGCGTTAGGGTCACGTACAGGAATAAAGAAATCTTGGTCAACAGCCATTTGGTTGAATCTCAAGTCAACATTACCTGTTTGTGGGTCCGCAATTTGGTCTCTCTTAAATTTATTGGCAACACGTTGTACATACGGTTCAACATCTTTATCATCCATGTTTCCGACAAACACCTTGAACACACGTCTTTCAGGTGCTCTTGATGTTCTATATACTAACATCGCATCTTCCGACAAAATAAGTTGTTTCCAAATACGACGGGCTTTTTCTAACATTGATGTACCATATGGTAGTTTTCTATCGTCACCCAATAATCTAAAGTGAGCAATTTCCCAAGTATTAAATTCTAAATCTTTTTCATTCCAAATAAATTTCAATGCATCTGTTGTAGAATCTGTTTGATACTTTCCTGAAGAAATTTTCATACCTCTTTCAATTCTTTCAAGTTGAATATTCGGTAATTGTTGAGAACCCATAACACCCTTCTCAGGGTCTAATTTTAAGTAGACAAAATTGTCTCCATACTTGCAAGTATTTCTTGTCCACATAGGTAGATTAGTATTAATATCCAATCTATTATTGAACAAGTCTGCAAGAATTGATTTAATTCGCTTACTCTCAGAGTATATTTGTAATATAAATCCATCTTCATTTGCTGTAGTT